CGGTGCGTTGGTTTACGGTATGCACCTCATCCCTGCCAAAGCTCTTGACCCGCCGGGAGGATCGCTGGCCCTCCGGCAGGGCTTCCCGCTCTTTTTCATTGAGGGATTGAACATTCAGGCGTATCACCCTGTCTGTGTAGGAGCGGTAGCCGTTGCGGTCAGCTTCTCCAAAGCGGCGGAGGATGTATTTTGACTTAAACATTAGTCATACTCTCCCTTCTTGCAGACCATAGGGGAGATACTCCCTCTCAGTTGCTTGGTATTGATTAGCGGACGCTCAGAACCTTTAAGCCTGATGGTTGACGGTGCATTCGGAACAAAGTCGCCATCGGAGATCTGGTTCTGCACATAGCCGACCATCAGAACACCAAGATTATCGAGGGCAGACTGCGCGTCCAGCTGACCCTTGCAGATCTTCTGCACCAGCTGAGCAGCGGCTTTCTGGATTTCTGCGCCGTGCTGGTCGACCGTCTGCCCCAAAAAGGGGCGGGCAGGTATTCTGTCGGTTCCCAGCTCATTCCAGATGGCGATGTCCACAAGGTCCGCGCCCTCTTTTTCTTTTCCGTCGCGGCTTTTTTCCTTGTGTCTTTTCCCACCCTGCACGCCGACACGCACTTGTTTTTCCGAAAGTTTTTTTAGCTCCCGAAAAAATCTTTTCCCCTCCGCCGTCAACTTATCGTTTTTAGCCATTGCTCTCCCTCCTCACCATGATCGGGATAATTGCCTGCCGCAAGCGCAGGTACTCCAATCCATACGGGGTTTGGGTAAGCGATGAATCCGCTGCGGCCGCCGAAGAAGCACCGGAACCAAAGGAGACGGAGGTGGAGCCTTCGGTGTAGGAGGTCACCCCCGCGCGGTCGATAGCGCTGCCAAAGGCTCCACTTTCCCCAAGGCCCGCCATCTTCATCCGGTGGGCCGCAAGGTAGGCTACTGCCTGCTCGTATGCCGCGCCAAAGGCGCTCTTGCTCACCAGCGGCTGGGTCAGGTCAAGCCAGGTCTGCAAAACCGTATCCTCCAGCTCCTCAAACTCAGGGGCGATGGTGCGCAGCAGTGTCAGCAGCTCCATAACGATTCCCCCCTTATTTTTTCGCGGCTCCCCTTTTGGCTTCTGCGTTGGAAGGCTCTCCGGCTGGAATTTCTGCAGGAGATGGTTTTTCAGTTGGAACCTCCGATGGAGTTACTTTTTCATCAGATTCCGCGTTCTTCCTTGCGACTTCTACCGCCCCACGGTCTTCCAGGAAGGAAACAATAGGATTGTTTTCATAGGCTTTCGGCAGCTCACCGCTTTCGCCTGGAAGCAGCATCATACTGCCCAGGTGGATAATCTTGCCGCTTTTGTTGGTGATGATATTCATCTATGTTTCCTCCTTATACGCCTACCGCGATGATGGCGGAGAGCGGGTAGTAGATCATGGCGCCAACCACGCGGGATTCGCATGGGATAACGACTTCCAGGTTACGATTCTGGGCCGGATGCTGATAAAACGGCATCGGGACCTCGATGGAAAGCTTGTCCTGATCTTTGGTGTACAGCAGAGCCACGCCTTTGCCGTCGGTTTTGGCTGCGTAGGGATTGGTGTCGGTCGCGGTGGAGTTGAGCTCCGCGCAGGAAACAATCTGGATACCGTTGAGGTTATCCTGCAGATATTTGAGCGCCGAGGTGGCGGTCTCTGGGATGCGTTTGAGGCTCAGCTTAGTGTAGGTGTCGGATGGGATTGCCAGAGTATCCGGATGCTCTGTGTTCTGGGTTGCGAGGTTGACCTGCGCCAGCATACCAGAGACGTCCGCGATGATCTCGTCGATATTCTTGCTGCTCCATGTGGTTTTGGAGCCCTGCGCTCCGGCGGCAAGGGTGTACAGCGGGATGTCATTGTCCTCGCTGAGTACGCCGACCAGATTGTTATCTGGGTCACCTTTCCATGCGATGGTGTTGGTCAGACGGTCGATGGCATAGCGGGCCGCCTCACCGCGACGGGCATCCAGACCTTTGCCGGCCAATCTGGACGCGCGCATATCCTGCACGCTGTAGCCGTAGCTGTCGCCCAGCCCTTTGACGTGCGCGGTCTTGGGCTGACCGGCAACGTCCGCGCGCGGCAGGTCATCGGCATAGTTTGCGATGATATTGGCAAGACCGCGTTTCTCGTAGCCGTAGTAGGTTACAGTTTCCGCGCCTTCCGGCACCTCGTGGGTGACGGGGAACATGCTCAGGGCGGTCAGCTCCGGATAGTTGCGGTCATAGGTCTTGCCCTTGACATAATCGAGCTCTCGGGCAAAATACAGGCTCGCGTCCTCCTCGCTGTCAAAGCGCATATCAGGGCTGGCAGCGATGGTAGCGGCAATGCCGGAGCGTTCCAGTGTTCTTCTGTCCGATTGGTCAAATGCGGTATGAGTATTGTTCATCTCGTTTTCTCCTTTCCCTATTTGCTTTTTGCTGGCGCTGCTGTCTTGTGCATCTGGTTGTAGAGCATGATGGGCGCGATGTTGGAGCTGTCCTTGCCGCCGATGAAGCGGGCATTGAGCTCCAGCGTGTTGGCGCCGTCCGCCGCTGCCTTAAAGCAGCCCACACCGGTGCCATTGATAATCAGATGCACGGGATCTCCGTATTTTGGTTCGACGCCATCCGCGATGCGCACCCAGATGCGGCCGTACTGCATGACGCCAACGGTGGTTTTGGGCTGGATCAGCAGCTCGCCGTCCATATTCATTTCGCGGTTGACGTCGTTGATGACGATGCCCTCAAACTGTTCAAGGGTCGCGCCGGTGGCAGGGATTTTGACATTCGATCCTGGCTTATCTCCCTGTACAACGCCCATACCTGGCTTGAGAGCGGTATCCGCCTGGCCATTCAGGCGGCTGACAACAGCGTGCTCGCTCAGGTCGTAAAAGCCGCCGGCAGTACCGGCAGCCATTCCCTGGCTGTAATTTGTCCACATATTCATTTACTTGTTGCCTCCTTCTTTTTTGTCGGTACCATCCATTCTGGCGATCATTCCGGCACGTTTGGCCGCCGCGCTCTGTGCGTCTGGAGCTTTGCGGACTCCCTTTTCCATACCGTCGCCGCGCATCTGCTGGCGCTGGTAATCGACGCCCTTGCGCTTGCCGATACTCTCTTTAGTGATGTCGTACATGGCGTCGATGTAGGCCTTGTCCTTGCCGTCCAGGCGAATATTCGGGTTCACCTTTTTGATAATAGCTTTCTTTGCGTCCATCGGCTTCATGGTGTCGATGCCGTCCATGTGGAGCTTGTCGCCCAGACGGATCAGCTCGATCTTCTGGCTGATGTAGGCATCGATGCTGTCCATGTTGACCGATTCCTCTTTCTTTTCCTCCGCTGGAGCAGCTTCCGGTTGCGAAGCACCCTCCTCGTCAGAGTTGGTTTCCTTTTCTCCGGACGCTTCGTCGAAGTCGATCTTTGCCTGCAGCTGCGCGATGAAGTCCAGCAATTTTTGGATGTCGGCGTCCTGCTGGGCAATCATCCCATTGGCCTCATCCATCGTCTCACAGTCTCCGGCTGCGTCGCGGCGGTCGCGGTTTTCCTTGACCTCCTGCACAGGATCAGCGGCGGTTTCTTCTCCCTCATCCTGGTTTTTCGAGGTATCTTCCTCCCCTTCGGCATCGATTGCTGGCTGGTTATTGAGCATGCGCTGCTCCTTACGTTTTTTATACTCCTCCACCAGCTGGGCGATCTCCTCGGGTGTCAGTTCGTCTTTTCGTTTGGACATGGTGTTTCCTCCTTTTTCTTCTTGTGTATCTTCCCCGTCAATATTCAGACGGGCGCTATCCCCCGCCCGAGCCTTTTCGACCAGAGCCAGGTGGTTAACGCGGATGTTGCGCTGTATAGCGTCATAGGGCTGCCCCTGCCACTCCCCTGGGAGTTCCTCCAAATCGAGACTGTACCCCAGCGAGAGCTCCCGCAGCCCGTAATCCAGCTTGTGCGCATCGTGGATGATGATCTGTGCACGGACGTTATCGCCGTCCTGCATCCCTTCCGAGAGGATAGTGCCGATCTGCTCCTGCTGCACATTGTCGCTGTCAATCATTCCTGCCTCATGGGTCAGGATTACCGGCTTACCTTTGTAGCTCGCAAGACTTTCGGCAGCAAACACTTCCTCCGGCAGCCGCAGTTCCCTGCGGATAGTGCCATCTGGGTTGTGATATTCAAAAATACCCACCCTTGTCAGGATGGGATGATCAATCAAATATCCCTCTGAGGTAAAATAAGTTTCGCCCAGAGGGATACTGTCATAACGCTGTTCTATTTTTCTTCACTCCTTTTCTCCCAAGGGAGGGTGATGTTTAAGTTAAACACCGGCAGCGCCACACAGCGGCAGCCGTAGTCTTCCCCTGGATGACACCTGCGACCGGTTTTGGGGTCTACGACCGGCGGGTCGTCCCAGCGGAATTTCTTCCGGTTGAGCCGCCGGTGGCTGTCCCGCACGCGGCTGTCCTGGGAGGTGGACCAGACATATTCCTCCACTCCGGCATCCTCCTGCTGGTGCTGGGAGATCCTGGACTGAAGCTTGCCGATCTGGTCGCGGGCGATAAAGCGCGCGCGGCTCTTGTTGGTCTTGCAGATGCGCTCCACATCCTCGGCGATATCCCGCACGCTGGCGCCAGCAGCAAAGCCGTCCATGATGGTGCTCTCCAGCTTGGCTGTAAGCTCCTTTGGGATAGTGGAAATCAGGTCGAGGTTCTCGCG